ACTTAAATCTATACCCCGTTAACTATCGTTTGTTTATCCATCAACGCGAGATAGCACATGCTAGTTGGTACGAGTGGCGTAACAAGTTTGATTTTTTCGATCGCTTGGTGACTGAAGGCATGGAAATCTTAGGAACGTATAGAGATATAAGAATGCAATTAGCTTCTGCTCTTTTTGCCGCTAAAGAGCAAGCACAATATTCTTCTGATTATAAGAAGTCTGACGCTTATGAAGATCAACGTAAGAAAGATGTCAACGATACTCATACTGAACAGCTCGCCTTTCACCTTTCAGGGCTGACAGCTAAACAGAAACAAGAAGAGCCAAAAGATGGCTGAAGAACTTACCCCACATTTTTTGCCCCGTCTTTATCAAGAAAAATTTATTGACTCTTTTGAAGATCCACTCACAAAACAACGACGTTTTCTTATTATCTGGCCGCGCAGGAGTGGCAAGGATTTGACTGCGTGGGTTCTTATGGTCAGAGCAGCGGCAAAAAGAATTGGTAACTACTTTTATTTATTGCCCACCTATTCGCAAGCGCGCAAGGTTATCATAGATACGGTAATGGGTGAGGAAGGGCTACGCTTTCTGGATCATATCAACCCTAAAGCAGTATTAGATTTTAATAAGTCTGAACTTAAGCTAACACTTCGTAACGGTTCAGTTATTCAAATAGCCGGCAGCGATTCATATAATCGTCTTGTTGGTACAAATATTTGTGGTTGTATCTGGTCTGAATGGGACTTGGCTGATCCCGGTAGCTATACCTATCTTTCACCGGCTTTAAGGGGTAATGACGGGTGGGCTATTTTTATATCTACGCCGCGTGGCAAGCGATCTCTGTTCGAAATGTACCAAGTTGCTCAGAACTGGCCCGATGAGTGGTTTTCAGAACGGTTAACCTTGGATGATACAAAGCATATTCCATTTTCTGAAATCGAGAAAGATAAACAACAAGGGATCATCTCACAGTCTAAGATTGATCAAGAGTACTGGTGTAGTTTCGAAGCTGCTGAAGAGCACAGCTATTACGGTAAGTATATAGATGAGATGATTAAACAGGATCGTCTTACTTCAGTACCTTATCTTGCTGAGTATCCCACTTATACCTCGTGGGATTTGGGTTATGGCGATAATTGTAGCATTGTATTTTTTCAGGTAATAGGTCACAACGTTAACATCATTGATTGTTATGAGAATAATGGCTTTGGTCTTGAGCACTACATAAAGATTGTGAAAGAAAAGCGCTATATCTACGGTAAACATATAGCGCCGTTTGACATAAGAAACCATGAGATATCTACGGGTAATACGCGCTGGCAGTTTGCCTATCAACATGGTATTACCTTTGAGGTATGCCCTAAGATAGACATAGAAGATGGCCGAGAAGCGGTAAGAGCCGCGCTCGGCTCACGTATTTATATTGACGAAAAGAAGTGTTCAAAACTCATTGAAGCCCTGAAGGCATATCGCAAAGAATACGATGAAAAGACACGACTCTATAAAGAGGTGCACGACTTTTCAAGTCACTTCTGTGACGCTATGCGCTATATGTGTTTAAGCTTGCCGCATCTTCAAACAGGATTTACCAAAGAGGATTTAATTGCCTCACGCAATCGTGCACTTTATGGAACTCAGCAACAGTTTGCCCGCGTCTTTCGCGAATAAGCTTTCGAATTATCGCTGTCTTGTATTAATATAGTGGTGTTTAAAATCTTCCAGCCAAGAGGTGTACGATGCCATTAATTCCGGATATGGGACCTAACTACTCACAAAACGATGGTAGTGACGTTTCACAGCGCGCTAATAACTTCTACGCTAATAACATAACCATGAACCTTTCTTATTGGACTGAGGCGACCTATGACCTCAGAATGTTCATTGGTGAGCAGGGGCTCATGACTGAGCTTTATGGTGTGCTTCCCGGTAGGCCACACATGTACTCGTTCAACCGTATCTTGAGGGTCATAAATACTATAACCGGGTTTCAAAGACGTAACCGAAAGTCACTCTTAGCTATACCCATAGAGAATGGCGATCAAAAGACGTCTGACCAGTTTACTAAGTTGCTTTACTGGGCTGACCAACAGGAATCAATAGGCAATACTATATCCGATGCCTTTGAGGGTGCCTGTGTTACGGGACTGTATATGCTCCATGTGTATATGGACTACCGCAAGGATCCTATCTCAGGTGACATTAAAGTGGATTCCGTACCGTATAACTCGTTCATTATGGATACGTTCACCCGTAAGTCTGACTTGTCTGACTGTAATGGGATCATGAGACGGTCATATGTAACCAAGCAAGAAGCCATGTCGTTACTCCCCGACTTCTCAAAAGATATATCTTCAATGGAGGGCGGCCGTGGCGCACGTGACCAGAAGTTTCAGTACATGCCTGAAGTATTCGCCTTCGATCAGCTTGATAAGCTCACCTACGATGAATACTATTACCGTGCTTTCAGGAAACAAAAATTACTTGTTGATAAAGAAACCGGTGATACGTTTGAGTGGAAATCAACCGACGATGAGAAAATGAAACTCTTCTTACAAATGTATCCAAGCGTAACGGTCGTAGAAAATACTATCCCAACGGTACGTCAAGCAATTTTAGTCAATAATAAAACACTGTACGATGAGTACACAGAGATTGATGATTACCCTTTTGTGCCGGTGATGACGTACTTCAACCCTGAAATACCGTACTGGAACTGGCGTGTGCAAGGTATTGTCAGAACACTCCGTGATGCCCAGTATCTCTATAACCGTAGACGTATCTCAGAGCTGGACATGATTGAGTCACGTTTAACTAACCCACTCATCTATCACCCTGATATGTTAATCAATCCCGATGATGTACACCAAACAGGTCAAGGCAGACAAATCGGTGTCAAGCGTGAATACCCACTTGGTGAAGCCGTACAACCAATGAACCCGCCCGACGTCCCACAATCATACATTGCCCTTTCGGAGCTTATGGCTAAAGAAATACAAGAAATCTCAGGTGTCAACGAGGCAATGCTTGGTTCAGCCACAGACGAGAAAGCGGGCATTCTAGAGATGTTAAGACAAGGGGCTGGGGTTACCATGCTTCAGGGTGTTTACGACAAGCTTGATCGATCTATGAAGCAATTAGGGCGTCTTATGATCAAGATGATGCAAAACAACTTCACCCCCGCAAAAATACAACGTATTATTGCCGAGCAACCGACTCAGGAGTTCTACAATAAGAACTTTGGCAAGTATGACTGTGCTGTTGAGGAGGGGGTTAATACAACTACCCAAAGACAACAAGAGTTTATTACGCTTGTACGTTTGCATGAGATGGGTATACCTATACCGCCTAAGGCGTTACTTAATGCTATAACTGTTCAAAATAAGAATGAACTTATTGAAATGATTGAGCAGCAACAACAGCAACAAGCTCAACAACAGCAACAACAAGCTCAAATACAGATGCAAGAGTTGCAAGCACGGGCTGAACTCAGCCATGCGAGAGCAATGGCTGATGTTGCTCAAGGGAATGAGCGCAATTCGCGTGTCGCTGAGAACTTCGCAGCAGCTGAAGAGCGTAAGCATAAAGCAGTTGCTGAAGACCATGCAGGCATGCTTGATTTGATACGCTCAATAAAGGAATTAGAGACCATCGATCTATCGAATATCGAGAAATTGATTCAAATGAGTCAAGCACTTAAAGCAGCAGAAGCGGCTACAACTTCTCAAGTACCCACAACACCAACCCCCCAAACACAACCAAATCCTGGTCAAAATACCCCGCAAGAACAACCGGATATGCAACAGCAACCGCAAATGATGGGGCAGTGATGTCAGTGGGTCGTGACTTTTATGTAGAACAAGCGATGCTGGAAGCTGAGCGTATTGATCTGGAACGTATGAAGAAGATTATCGAAGCATTGGATGAAATTCTTGAGAAACCGACAAAGAAAAAGTAATCTCTTATTGTGGTCACCGCCTACTTTCAAATCTTCCAATTCCTTTTAGTGTTTCATCGGTGACCACCTAAGTTCTCACGGAGTATTGCTGCCCGTGAGTAAAGAGGGCCCACCTAGTGGAGTGAAAAGGGGTAATATCCTGTCGGCTTGAGTGTGCAATTCACGAATCGGCCCTTGGTTTTTTAATGGGATAGTAGCTTAGTTGGTTAAAGCACACGATTGTCGATCGTGAGAGCGTGGGTTCGAGTCCCACTTATCCCGCCACTAGCAAAACTTAACTCATCTGTTATAAGCTTGTCGTATCTTCCTCTTGTGGTTAGAGGAACAACCTTGCGGGTCAAGCCGCAGTTACTACAAGGAGTGCCCCATGGCAAAAAGACGTTACGATTCAAAAACAAAATCTATGGTTGCAGGCTTCAGGGAAGGCTCAAACTCTTCTGATTATCCTGTCTCATCAAGCGACGGTCTCTTTCCTAGGGACGTTGTTGTGAAAGAATTCCCACAAGCCGGCTATCATACCGCGCCTACGCCTTATGATGGTATCTCGGGTATTGATGGGCAGCTGAATAGCGATGCCGCTAAGTTGAGTAATGGCAAGAAGACCAGGACATACTAATGCCTGGCGCACCTCGTCCTAATAACAAGGCTAAAGAGATAGCATTACGTGTTTTAGGGAAACTGAAACCTAAAAAGCGTAATAAACAAAATCAGGTACCACTTCAAGAGCAAGTAAAAACTCCCTTAAATGCGACCTTTGATGGTGGGCTTGGTTGATGCACTGCGATGAGACGTCTAACGTCTAATTCCTACGGGGGGTATCCTTCATTACCCCCCCAACAAAACCTCAAAGGGTTTATCATGTCAAAATATATATACCTAATGTCAGGCGTGGCAGTAATAGTTACCATTATTATGGTGGCTTTTTATAAATTCGGTGGTGAATAATATGGCAAAGAAGATGAGTAAAAAAGCAAAAGTTATTAAGTCAGAGATGCAGAAATTTAAAGCTGATGAACTACACAGCGGTTCTAAAAAAGGGCCTCTTGTGAAGAGTCCTAAGCAGGCTCTAGCGATCAGCCTCTCTGTTAGTCGGCGTAAAACTAAGAAGAAACCCATTAAAAAGAAAGCAGTAATGATGGTCAAATAGCTCTTCTTTCAGATAGAAATCATGTTAATACCCATGTGTAACAGCGTGGGTATTTTTATTGTGTTTATACACCGATTGTATTATCTTTTAAGGCAAATTGAGAGGTAGCACATGATGAAAAAGAAAATATTAGCTCCCCGTAAAGAGACTCTTGGCAAAATAGCTCGTGAGATTATGGAGAAGCCGCAAGACTCACGCGACCCGATAGAGTTAGCCAGGATAAACGAGCAAGACTATATAAAGAATCTCTTTGAGTGTCTTGAAACGCATAAACAAATCTTTAAACACTCTGATTTCTTTATAGAGGTGTTGACTAAGAAAGAACCACTTATAAAGAATGTAGTTCGCAATTTCTTTGCGGGACGTTTAGCATGCCCAACGCCGTTTTTTGATCAATCGGTGTATATGTATCACTGGTATGATGACAAGCTGGAGCTATTATGGGCTCTCCCCGTAGAAGAAGCGTGTCGAATATATCGTAATTATGCACTTGAAGTGGTGCCTGAAGAACGCGCTCTTTTGGGGCATATTCTTGATTACTATGATGGCACACTCTTAAGATTAGCTATGAAATTAAATGGTGAAACGCTAGAATCACCACAGATAGAGTTAAAAATAATCGAGCATTAACCCAAGGAGCCGATGCATGTCAGATGATATCAAGAATGAAGCATTGCAAGAGCTGGCAGAACAAGCTACTGAAGTAGAACAAGTTGAAGAAGTTCAACCTACTCCTGATGAGCAACCTGAACAACAGCAAACAAAAGCACCGTCACAGTCCTTTAAGGAGCTGAGAACAAAGAACGAAGATCTTGAAAAACGCATGTATGAACAGGAGCGTTTCTACCGTCAAGAACTTGAGCGTGCGCGCGTCTATCAACAACCACAACAGGTTCAACAACCACAAGAACCTGAGCTTGGTGATACTGATATTGTTGAGTATCGTCACGTAAAGAAAGAGTTTAATCGCCTTAAGTCTGAACTTGATCAGCTTAAGCAGCAATCAGAGATACAACGCCTTCAGACTAAGTATTCTGACATAGATACTATAGTCAGCATGCAGAACCTGGAAAAGCTTAAACAGGTTGATCCTGAAGCTTATATGGCTGTTGAAGCTGCTCCTACGCTTTATGCTAAGGGTGTTCTAGCCTATAAACTTATTAAGTCTTCTGATATAATCACCAAGCCAAACGATGATTACGATTATGAGCAAGCAGCGATTAATCGTAATGCACAGAAGCCTAAATCCATCTCAACGGTACAGCCTCAACGGGGGACTAACCCGCTTACCAAGGCTAATGCTTTTGCTAATGGCCCAGAATTGACTCCTGAGTTGCAGAAATCGCTCCTAGAAGAGATGGAAAACAGCATTAAGTCAGGTCGCAGATAACCTGTCGCGCCATAGCCTCGGCGACGGCGGAAAAGTACTCTCTTATGGTACTGAACCTATAAGAATTGAGCCGGTAGCACAAGCGCCGGTTCTTTTTTCATGTCTCGGCGTAGCCCTGCGGAGACGGATTGCAATTCAACAATGAAAAGTGCTATAGTCTTTGTGAATGTAATAGGACGTCATTCACCCATCCGGACGCAAAAGCCAATTAAGTGACTCGTCCACGCTTAAGATTACGGACGCAAAAATGGTCTAAGTCATTCGTCCAGACTTAAAGTTTTACTTTAACTTTAAGGTGATCTATGGCAAATATTGTCACTGCAACAAGTATGCCGCCACAAGTGCAGCAGACTTTTGCGCTCAAACTTCTCTCAACACCAACACCAAATTACATCTATAAGTATGTAGCCGATCCTGAACTGCTTCCTCGGCATGGTGGTGATACGTTGAGATTCTCACGTTATAACCCACTACCGGCAGCCCTCGTTCCACTAGGAACATCAGGAGCAACGCCACCGCCTACCGATCTTGATCGTGTAGATATTGATATGCGCGTATCGTGGTATGGGCAGTTCATATATTTGAATGAACAAGTTCAATTGAGCAATCAGGACAGCGTATTGAACGCAGCCGCTAAAAGATTAGGCGCCTCATTAAGACTCACCGAAGATAACTTAATGCGTAACATGTTGCTTTCTTCTGCAACGCGTATTTGGTGTACCAACGGGATTGACGGCGACAGCCCGACGGAGCTCACCTCTAATGACATCAACAAAGCAATTCGCTCACTGTTGAGTGCGAATGCTTGGATGATTCAAGATGTTGTAGGAGCTGAGGATCTTTATGGGACAAGCCCGATTCGTTCGTCATACATGGCATTAGCACATACTGATTTACAAGCTGATCTTGAAGCGGTTCAAGGATTTAAGCCTGTTTCTGAATATCCTGCACCACAAACTATTTTACGCACAGAGTGGGGCGCAATTAGAAACCTACGTTTCCACTTGTCCACTGAAGGCGCAATTATTAAGAATTCGTCTTCGATTAATGGTGCTGATGTTTATGCGGTTACCTTTGCCGGTCTTGAAGCAGCAGCTTGTGTTAAACAAGATGGCGCTTCAGCAAGGTTCATTTATTTACCACCTGAAATCGTTGGCGGACCATTGGCTCAGAACTGTTCTGTGGCTTGGAAGTCTGCTATGGCATTTGGTATCAAAAATGAGTCTTGGATTGGTAACTTAATGTGTACCAAAAATCTTTAGGAGATAACTAATGTCATATAATACAATAATTGAACAAGGTTCGTTCACCGTAGCCTCGGGCGTACCTACAAAGACTATTGCCTGTCGAATTGATCCTGACTGGGTTGAGGTATTTAACTATACGGAATATGGCGCAACAAATGCCAATGCCGGTATTAAATATTACTGGCAAAAAGGCATGCCGAATGGCGCAGCTCTAGTTGAGTCGCACAACTCAAGCACAACGATTATTTCAGGGCTGTTCACTGCTGGCGGTATCTATATTTATAATACTGGCACACAAGACCCTGAAGCCGCTAAAGCGCTTTCAGGTACTGAGATCACAAAAGCGGATCCTGCAGTAGCAACATCGACATCACATGGTTATGTGGTTAATGATATTGTACGCGTGTACGGTACAACGGGCATGCTACAAGTTGCTGGTATGGATTTTACCATTACAGCAGCAGACACAAACTCATTCACGCTTGGCTATCTTGACTCAAGTGGATTTGATACAGCAGCTACTGCCGGTTCAGTACGTCGTATTAACGATGTGATGTTCTATCCACGCAATCGATACATCACCAAGTTTAGCGCTACATCCGGTAGCTCAACTGATGTTGATATCGTAACGTCGGTAACACATGGCTATCAAATTGGTCAGGTAGTATTGATTAATATGCCAACTAACTATGGCACGGCACCATCAACATCATTTGATGGTAAATATGGAACAGTTGTTTCTACAACAGCTGCAACAAACACTATGACGGTACGCTTTAGTTCAAATGCAGATGCAAGCTCATTTGTGTTCCCGGTAGCAAGCGCAAGCGGGTTCCAATTTGCTCAGGTATTGCCTTCAGGCGAAAGCATGAAGCAAGCCGTAGCATTAAGTGGACCTATCTTGGGTGATGCTTCCTATAACCAAGCTGCTATTAACTTGGTTCTTGGAACGGGTAACGGTACAATATCAGGCCCTGCGGGTAAGACTGCAGCTGATGTTATGTACTGGAAAGCCGGTCGTTCATTTAGCAATAACTAATAATAGTTAGGGAGGGGTGTAAAACCCCTCCCATATTAAAAAGGGAATTATATGTCAGAAGAAATGTTGACGTCGCAGTCAGAAATTACACCTGTCTCAAAGGGTATCAAAAAAGCAGCTCCGGAAGTTATTAAAAGCAAACGTGAGCTTGCTGAAGAAAAATTATATGAGCTGTGGCAAAAAGACAGCAAGATGGTGCGTGGTATCTTTAGAAACCATGAAATCCCCGGTACGGCTATTACGTTTACTTATCATCGCTATAAATATGACACACCAGAGAAGCATACCTTTATGGATGGTCAAGTATATGAAGTGTCGCGTGGTGTAGCTCGACACATAAACGAAGACTGCAACTATCCGATACACCACTATTTGATGGATGAGAACAATAAACCATCAATGCTTGTGGGTAAAAAAGTACAACGTTTCAGCTTTGTGCCCACTGAATTTGGTGATATTGAACCGAGTGTTAATCTCATGACTGCAGTTCCACTGCAATAAAGGTGTTTTAATGGCTGTTGCGTATACCGATGCTAAACCGACCTTTTGGCCACCAATGCGGGTAATATCAAGTATTACCAATGCAAGCCCTATGGTGGTTACCACAACAATACCCCATCGGTATGGCACCGGTATGATCGCACAGCTGTTAATACCATCTAACTATGGCATGCAACAAGCTAATAAACTTCAAGGTGATATAACGGTTACAAGCACGACTGAGTTTACGATGCCTATTAACTCAACAAACTTTGACGTTTTTATCGTACCTTCTGGTACGATATCAATATATGCTCAAGTGTTACCAACCGGTGAACGAGCCGAACAGGTAACTGAGCCTTTTCGCAATGTATTGCCGTACAAAGGGAGCTAAGCAATGGCCGGAACGACTTTAACTGAAATCCAACAAAAAGTACGACGATTGACGCGTAGTCCATCAGAAACACTTTTAAGTAATGCTGACTTGAATCAGTACATCAACACGGCCGTATTATATGATCTCCCTGAGCACTTACGCTTAAGGGATCTTAAAACTACCGTTACCTGGTACACGCAAGCATATAAAGATGTTTATCTGACTAATGACACGCTATCAACAACTGATCCGCTTTATGACTTTAAAAACAAGTATGTTACCATAGATACCCCGTGTTACATTGCCGGCAATCGTTCTTTCTATACTCAAAGCCGTGATGTATTTTATGGTGCATGGCCACAGACTAATCAGATAGATAACTTTGCTCAAGGCGATGGGACTACAACTGCGTATGGCGGTACGTTAACTAATACTCCGGTCTTATTAAATTCATTCATAGTATCTTCAGTTGATGCTACTAATGCGACAATGACATTCGTAGACAATCCAAATATTCCCCTTGATGGAACCGGTGATATTATTCTTGCTGAGAACAATATTCTTGGCCCGGCGTTTGGTACCATTAATTATATAACCGGCGTATGGTCAGTAGATTTTGCTACTGCACCTGCTGATGAACAGAACATAGTGACACAGTCAGTTGCTTATACACCAACATTGCCAACAGCGTTGCTTTACTACGAAGATAAGTTCATTGTTCGTCCTGTACCTGATGGTGCATACGCTATCAATCTTGAGGCGTATAGACTACCTACTGAGTTGCTCAATAGCGGTGATTCACCTGACTTGAAACAATGGTGGCAATACATAGCCTATCTTGCAGCTAAGAAGATATTTGAAGATCGAATGGACATGGATAGCGTTCAGCAGATTACACCTGAGTTAATTAAACAAGAATCATTAGTTTTGTCACGTACTTATGTACAGAATGCTACACAACGAAATGCAACAATTTACAGTCCACAGCTTGAGAACAGCCCATATTTTGGGTCTTGGGGTTGGTGGAATACACCACTAGGTTGAGGAGATACTATGCCAGGTCCATTTACTTATTATGACACACCGAAAGCAGATCAGAAGATTAATGCGACTCAGCCGTTAATCAGGACAAACTTTTCATCTATTAGCGATGAGTTTTCGATTAATCATGTTGGGTTAGGAGGTGCTTCTGCAGATGCGGGGATGCATAATCTTATCACCATGCCTGTGAATACTACACCAACCGGAGTAGCTTCTTATGCAAATATTTATTATAAACAGCCGAGTTCGGTAGCCGGTGAAGCGGCAACATTAGCAACTAAAGAAGTTTGCATAATGAATGAAACGGGCAAAGGTATACCCATAACTGCAAGTTTGGCTAACGAAAATGGATGGGCATTTTTACCCGGTGGAATTCTATTTAAATGGGGAACCAGAGCCTTAGGCTCAACCCCTGGCTCAACTATCACAATAACATATCCTGTTGGAGCAGGAACAATTCCTGCTTTTACAGCAGTTTATAATGTGCAGGTTTCAGTATTTAATCCTGCTGCCAATACTCCATCGCTTAGAAACGCTGAGGTTGTTTTAGCGCGTCCAGCAGCATTAACAACAACGACTTTCCAGGTTTCTTTAAGCAGAATGGACGGTTCGGCTACATTACAAGATACTTCTATTTATTGGTTTGCCACAGGTAAAGGCTATTAACATGGCACAACAACGCATACTTATTGCTCCCGTTGATGGTGGTATACAAACCAACGTAAAACCATGGTTAATTCCCGACAGAGCTTTTGCTCAACTAACCAATGCTTATTGCTTTAGGGGGCGTATAGTAAAGCGTTTTGGTTCACGTTTCATGAATACAACTGTTCCCGTAATAGAGCAACAACTGTATTCACGGTTGAGGGTAAAGATTGGGACTACGTCTGATCTTGGGGGCGGCATTGGTAATTTTTCAGCTACTGTTCCCGGTGTTATTACTGCCGGAACTATAGGCCAGATGTTCTCTGTTGGTACTTATATATTTACTGTTGATGTTGCAGGAGTTCCCGCAACAATGTTGAAGTATGGGACAGCAACAACAGCTACTTATAATACAACTACCGGTGCAGTTGTTATTAACGGAACTACTGCATTAACCGATGTTTATTTTTATCCGGCAACTCCTGTCATGGGTCTTATTGTTTATGAAAAGGGTGAGATAAATAACTACTCAACGTTTGCCTTTGATACACAGTTTGCCTATCAGCGTGAAGGCGCAGCGGGATTTGAAGGCTGGAATCGTTTAAGCACTGCGACAGTTGCAGGAGCTGCAACATGGACAGGCTCAGACTCACAGTTCTTTTGGGGTGAAACATATCAGGCGGCAGCAGCAAGCAGCCCGTGTCTTTTTGTAACTAACTTTAATGTCGCTGATCGTATGCGTACGTTTGATGTAGTTGCTAATGAGTGGGATTATTTTGAGCCGGTCTATAATAATGCCGGGAAGAAGATTAAAAGCGCACGGATTATTCTCTCATTTAAGAATCGACTGATCTTATTAAACACCTACGAAGAAGTAGGTGTTAATACGCCAAATTTTGTTAACCGTTGTCGTTTCTCTCAAAATGGTTCAGCCCTTGAAGCTGATGCGTGGAATGAACAAAAAGTTGGTAAGGGTGGATACATAGACGCACCGACACAAGATCCGATTATGACTGCACAGATTTTACGTGATCGCCTTATTGTTTTCTGTCTTAATTCAACGTGGGAGCTTGTGTATACTGAGAATCCCGTACTTCCATTGATCTGGCAACAACTCAATACAGAGCTTGGTGCACAATCAACTTTTTCTGAGGTTCCCTTTGATAAGACGGTACTTGGTATTGGTCAAGTAGGTGTACATGAGTGTAACGGTGTCAATGTTAGCCGTATTGATATGGCTATCCCTGATGAAGTATTTACTATTTCTCAGGTTAATGATGGGACCGCTCGAGTCGCAGGGATAAGAGACTATTTTAAGGAACTTGTTTACTGGTCTTATCCGGCATCAACGATACAGGTAGAAAATCAAAATGATATCTACCCAAACCGTATACTCGTCTTCAACTATACCAATCAGACATGGGCACAAAACGATGACTGCTTTACCGCTTTAGGGTATTTTAACCAGCAAACGGCAGCAACATGGGGTTCAATATCAGCTGAGTGGCAAACAATGTCAGCCGCTTGGAACTCGCCAACACTACAAGCCCGCTTCAGGAATATACTCGCAGGCAATCAACAAGGATATACGTTTATTATCGATACCCTTGAAGACCGCAATGAAGAATCGCTCTCAATGCTCGGCATTACTCTTTCAGGAACAGTTACGGCAATTAATCATAACCTTAAAGAAGGTGATTATGTTGCTATAGAACACCCACAAGGATTCACGCTAGACGCAGATTATCAAGGTGTCTATAGAGTTGACGAGACTCCAACAAGAGACACGTTTGTGATTGATCCTGGTGATGATTTTGATACGGGTACGTATACCGGTGCTGGTATGATCTCTCGAGTATCTCAAATTGATATTCTCACTAAGCAATATAACTTCTTTGCACAAGAAGCACCCGGAAGAAACATCTTTGTTCCCCGTGTTGATTTTCTGGTGGATAGAACCACAAACGGACAACTTGCTATTGATTTTCTGTTATCAACATCATCTACCGGTGTCTTGGCTCAAACAACGGTTCCGGGAGTTACTTTAGGTACGTCTATACTTGAGACTTCACCTTATGCGTCCGTGCCGTCTGAGGCCAATAGGGATCGTCTTTGGCACCCTATATATCTACAAGCTGAAGGTGAAGTGGTGCAGCTGCGTATCTATCTTAATAATGATCAGATGATCACTACGACTTATGATACAGTAACAGGCACCCTTTCAGCAGTTGCTTGGTCTCCAATGGAATTACACGCAATGCTCTTTTATGCAATGCCAACAAGCTATAGGTATCAGTAATGCTTTGGCAGAATCAGGCGATGTTCGCCCGTAATGTTGCGCGTCTTATCGAATATATCTTCAAGTCAGGCTACTACTGTACACTTGGTGATGCATATCGCCCACCTGAAACCGCCGCCCTCTATGAAGCTCAGGGTAAAGGTATTAAGGATTCGCTCCATTGCAAGCGTTTGGCTATCGATCTTAACTTATTTGATGCTGAGGGTAGGTATCTGACCGATGGAAAGTATTACAAAAGATTCGGAGACTACTGGACTACGCTACACATCGACAACAGGCATGGTGGTAGATTTAAACGCAAAGACCACGGGCATTTTGAAATGAACGTAAAATAAAAATCACGGCAGCCTTTGCCACCGTGAAAAAAAAGGAGAGTAGTGATCTCGTGAAGAGGGTCTCACTTCTTTCAAGATACCATTTAATTTTTTAAAAGCGCAACAACCACCCTAACCTTGGTAAATGTTGACCATCCCGCGCCTGTTGTC